TTGGGTCTGCCTGCCATGAGAGCCTGATTCTATCCTAAATTTTCACGGGGGGTAAAGGGACGTTTTGCCTTTTTTGCCCCCACCCCACGGGGGGGGTGAAAGAAGCATATGGCCCTGGCCAGCCCGCCCCCCCGGTTTTTTCGAAGGGGGGGGCTGGGCGGTGGGATGGCAGAATGGCCGGAAAGCGCTGGAACCGCATAAGGTCCATTATGTAAAAATACTCGCTAAGTGCCTGATATGGTTACATTCTTGCGTTTACGCCTATCGGCATTGTTTCCTAGTTTTTTGACCTCGTTTCCAGTCTCAGGGTCAACGTCAATAATGCGCCGGGCTTCCCGTTCTTTCTGGCGCATCTTGTCATTGGCCAGCTTAAGCGCTTCCACATAGGATTCCCCCACTTCCAGCGTGTGTGTGGTTTTATCGCCGTAGATTCGCGGCGCGATTTTCCCGACAAGCCAGCGCCTGGCATCGAATTTAAGGCGCGCAAGCTGCGCTTGTTCGGGGTCTATGGTTTTCTCTACATCCCGAACAGCTTTTTCAGCGATTGCATGGGCTTGCTGTTCACGCGCGCGCGTATATGCGTTAGCCCAGCGCCCATCTGTGCGTGTTAACTCGCCATGCACAGTGTAATTACTAGGGAATCCGTCTTTGCCATATAGATCTACCAGTAACTCGCCATTCCCTACGCGGCGCAGTAACTCGGGCATATATACTTCAGGATCATATTTCGGAGGGTTTGCCATGGGCTGAGATTACCTAATCCAAGCCCATAAAAAAAGCCCGGCATGAAGCCGGGCCTATTTTGGTGCCGATTCGGTCTAGATTCCGTCTCCCTCCCCAGGCTGACAACCCCCAACCATGTCGAAGCTTTTTGCAAGCATGGCTCGCACCAAGGCCGGAAGATTCTTCCCCTTTGGCCATTTGGGCGGATCAATTCCGGCCATTCGGATATTTAAAGCCCAAAGCCTCCCGATTTCATAATTGGCTTGCCCTATCTGATCCGTAAATCGCCAAGTATCGAAAGGCCTCCCCGCCACCATATCCGAATACCCTATCTGCGCCGCAATCACCGCCGGATGCGCCGCTAGGCCGCGTTTTGGGGCGCCGCGTTTTAGGGTGTTGTTTTTCATACCACGCCCCTCACAACAAAACCGGATTGATCACGCTTTGCCTTGCGCCCCTTTGGCAATAGACCGACAATCACGCCTTGAGGGTCTAAATGGCGCAAATCGTGCTTGTCCCCATCAATTACCGGCAAGCCCTGCCAATATTCCGGGATACTTTCAAACACTATGGCCGCATTCAAACCCCTGCGTACTACCGACAAAACATCGGCTTTGTTCTTTTCTGTATGCGATAGCGTCAAGTGATAGTTCGCAGGAAGCTTGCGCGTTAAGCGCGCCGTGATCTTTGTATAGTCTACAAATTGTAGCTTAGGGAAAGCTTCCATAAGATTAGCAAAGCGCTTGCCTTGCCTTTCACAAGATATGCCTTCGAAGGCGATATCAGTTGAACCATTCATTCTAACGCAAAGCTTCAAGCCCATTCGCTGCGCTTTTTTCTCTGCCAATTCAATTGAATGCACCACATCCGCCATATAATCCGCCCGGCTTTTCATAAACCGACGCGCCTTGTCGATCCGGCTTTTCCGAACGGAATTTAAATCAGCTTCATTCGCCACCATTCCAGCCTGGCCAGAAAACCACCCCAAGCAAAGCGCTTTGCAAGCCGCCGAAGCTTTTGGGCATAGGTTTCCCACCCCTGCTAGATCCGCTGGCGCCATGTAATGAATGGCATTCAGATAACCAAAGCCCTGCGCCTTTATGGCTTTGGCAGAATCGAAACTGAAAATTCGGTTTTGCATGGTTTCCCCCACCATTATGCTTGCGTTAGCCGCGCCAATGCGGCGCGATACCAGTTTTCCTGAGATATATTTTCCACCCATTCATTGTTCACGGCGTCTTGGACGGATTTTATTGTTTGCTCACGCTCGTCTTGGTCTAATCCCAAGCCGTTTTTGGTCCATGCCTCCCAAACATGGCAGACCACCAAATCAAAATTGTTTTCCCAGTGTGATTTGTGGCCAGCCCAAATGCCAAGCATTTTTTGCTGTGGTGTTTGGTTTTTCCGCGAATGCTTTACATAAGACATAGCTCTTCCCTCCCTCAAAACACCAAAAGCCAAACAAAAAGCCCCAGAAAGAAAGCGCAAACCCCTAAGTCATACTTCATTGTCTTATCCTCTTTGCGATGCGCGCATGATCACGCGACACAATGAGAATGAATATTATTGACGAAAAATACAAGCAGAAAAATGCGCTGATAAAAATTATTTTTCAGCCCGGCTTTCTAGGCCTTTTCTGGCATTGCGCTTGCATCCTTGACATTTGCGGCGCACAAAGCGCTGAAATCACTAGGCTTTTATTCGCGTGATAGGCGCGGATCGATAAGTTATTGATTTTTCATACGATTGCATTTTAATAATGATTTTTCGTCAAGTTGTTACAAAACTACCCCTCTCTAGGCTTTGTTTGGAAAACCTCATTTTACCCGGAAAATTCTCCAAGCCATTTTTTGAAAGTGCCTGCTTTTCTAGGAATAGTGCTTCGCCAATTTATCCAAAGCCAATATCAACTGCCCTGCCGCCTTTTCTTTGCTGATACCACGGCATTCCGCCCACCCACTAAGAGTACCATGGCTTAGTACCGTCCAGGCGACCACGGGCATTGTAGTCGTTCCTATTGAACGGCTGGCCCTCAAATACGCCTCCCTGGCCCCGAGCCTCCCAGCCTGCCCTGCATAGTAATCGTCCCTAAACCGCTTCGCAGCCGCGTGGAGGGCCTCTGAAATCATCCCCCTACCCAACATAGCGTCAGGCACCCAAAACCGCTCAGACACCGTTATATCGCCTTCCTGAATATCCGGCCCGAAGTTTATCTGTGTTGCCTCGAATGCCCGGCTCATGCTCAACATTAGATCGGGATTTCGTCCTCGATCAATTGCCCCTTCCTTACCACCTTCGCCTTCGGAAATGCAGCCTTGATCTCTGCGATAGGCGAAGCCCCTTTCAGAACCCTCCCCACCTCTTCCACCGTCCAAACCTCCGCGTTCCACCCTTCCGCCTGAGCCCGCGCCAAGATCGCTTGGGCATGGGTATCATCCTGACAGATGCAGATGGTGCCGCGCTCCTCCTCATCAGCCCGCACAGTCACCAGAGGCCCCGGAAGCGGTTCATAGCCTGCTGCCAGTGCTTCTGCGGCCAATGCCTTCCAAGCCCTCATCATCATGGCGTCCAGTTCCGCCATATCCTCCCCCGCCATTGTCGCTTGCCGGTGCATATCCTCTGCCGCCTGAAACCGCTCCCTTGTCGCGGGCGACACCAGACGCGGGAGCCTATCAAAACCCCATTTCTTTTCCAACCAAGACACCAGGGCATCCAGCGCACCCGCCTGCTTTGTTCGCCATACCCATTCGCCTTTCGCCTCTTTCAGCGGTGGGATGATTTCTTCTTTCGCCATTTCTTTTTCCTCTTAAAGGTTGTGGTGCAGAAGGCGCCAAGCCCTTAGGTCAGCAGCAAACTATCTTACTCTGCGCGTGCAATTGCTGTGCTTAAGCAATTGCGCGTGCAGATAGTTTCCTGCCTAAGGGCTTTTTGTTGCTGCACACCCCCTAGTGTGTCCAATATGTGCAGCAAAACGGCACTCTTGCACACCAAGTTGCACACCTCAAAACTCATCAATAATGGGCCTTGGCGCAGCCAATTTCATTTGCGCCAACCGCTCATAAGACACGCTGTAGTTGTCCCGTGGGTGCCTGCTGGAAGGTGATGGGCCAAGTTCTTTCACCAAGGTTCCTTCCTCTTCCCAGGTCTTCAGGATGTTCTTCGCCTGCTCTTTGCTGGCCTTGTTGGTGTCGGTGATCACTTCCCACGCCACCCCTTTCTTGGCTTTTGGGTCTGCCGCGTAGGCATACCGCTTGCCTTCTTCCATGAAGCCCCTCTGAATGGTTTCCAGGATCGCAACGCAATCTGCCATGGTCAGCGCCCCGAAAACTCCTGGCGGGGTCCATGGGAGAGCGGCGGCGACAATCTCGCCGTTCTCGATCTCGATGGCGGTCAGCTTATACCATTCCGCTTCTTGGGCTGGCGCGTAATTGCTCTTGGCGCTGTCGATCCGAATATAGGAGCGGCGCTCATCCGCCGGGATACCGAAGCCACCGGCTTCCTCTGCTGTCATGGTGGTTAGTGTCAGCATCACCCGCACCGCCCCTGAGATCGAAGAAGCCCCGCGAACCCGGTCCATATCTCCGGGTGTGCTGGTGCCTTTCCTGTCATGGTGCAAAATCATCACTGCCATGTGAAGCCGCTGCGCCAGGGTGCGGAATGCCGCCACCACTTGGCGCATGGCGGTGTTATCGTTTTCCTCGCTGTCATGGAGTTCCGCCAGCGGATCGCATACCAGCAGATCGGCCTGTTCTTCCATACAGATGCGTTCCAGTTCCTGCATTGCCTGGGTGGGTTCGATCTGCCCGGTGCTTGGGTTCCTGGCGAACAGGGTGCCTACGCTATATGGGCCGCACCGGATGATCTGGTGCATGGCTTCGCTGTTGGCGGCTTGTGCCTTGATGGCGGCGGCGTATCGGCGCTGCTGTTCGTCTTTATCGTCTTCGGTGTTGTAGTTGACGATTGTCAGCTTGGCTTCTGGCCGGAACCCGCCAAATGGCTTGCCCTGCGCCCCCGCCAGTGTCCAGCCCACTGTCATGGACGATTTACCGCCTGCGCCCTGGCCGCTGAGAACCGTCACCGCCCCGCGCAGCAGATACCCTTGCACCAGCCAGGGCCGCTTGGGGATTTCGCTGCCGGCAAACTGCCCCACATCCTGCCAGAGTGCCGGGCGCGGCTTGCCATCCTCTGTGGTGGCTGTGGGTGTAATTGGTTGGCTTTGTGGTGGCGCCGCCCTATCCACCTTCACAAGCCCTCTGGCGGCTCTTTCCAGCGTGTAGCGCACCTTCATCCTGAACTCTGCCTCACCCCGCCCAGGGCGCCGGAAATCCACCTTGCTGGCGTACTGGGGCCAGCCTTCCGCCACCACTTCTTCCTCGGTTGGCAGGCGCCCCAGCTTGGCCTTCAGATCGGCAACCACTGCCAGGACAGTATCGCGCATATACTGTTCCCGCCCATCCGTGATGGTGCCTTGCAGCCCAAGCGGCCCCGGCGCACGGGTAACTGGCGTCACCGCGCCCGTGCCGTGGATAACGTCTTGGCAGATCAGGTCCACCATCGAATCGGTCAGGCTCGGTAGCCCCAGATCATCCACATGGGCATCCACGTCCCAGGAGTACTGCCGCCCGGACGCATGGACACTAGGTGGCGCGACGATAAAGCCGCCATCGCCCCGGATGTCCATGCCGGGCAGAATGCCCTTGCGCGTGGGAACCTTCTTCCCAGGATGGGAAAAGAACCTGTGGCACCCGCCGCCCCCGGTCAGTGCCACCGGGCCAGCCCCGAGTCGGGGCAAGATGTCCTGTTCGGTTGCGGCGCCTATGTCGCCATCGAAATCCGCCACTGTGAGGTTACTGATGGCGCCGGTCACGATCCCGACCCCCATGGTGGGATCGGCAAACCAGTCTTGAATCTCGGCTTCGGTGGCGCGTCGGTTTTGGAATTGGTGCCAGGGAATGGCGGGTATCTTCTCGCCCCGCCGCACCGGAACCACGGACCACCCGCGCCGCAGGTAATAGAGCGCCCATTCTTTTGCGGGCGCTGATAGGCTTGGTGCGGTCAGTGACATGGCTGCTTCCCCGGATATTCGCTGTGTGGCGGGTACTCTGGGTCTTTGAGTGGGATGCACATTGTTTCCTCGTTCTTGCGAAAAGGCGGCGGTGTAACCCGCCGCCCTGTTTGTTATTCTTCTGCCTCTGGCTTTGCCTTGGCTTCTTTTGCGTGGCTGCACCAATCATGCGGCTTCATCATAACCCAGCGATAGCCTGAGTGTGATGGTGTCAGGCGGCATTCACCGGATCGGCTGTCAGCGGGCACATACCACTGACAGTTGGCGCAAGTGATGTCGCGGGGATGCTTAACCCTCATTAGAACGGTAGGGGTTTAGCAGCTTGCGGCGTTGGCGGAGGTAGCGGAGCCGCGCTCTGGGCGACAGGTGTTGCCACACTTTGCGCGCTAACCGGTCCAGGCGCAGGCAGTTCTGCCGGACGCGGTACCCACTTAATGATCGCGAAGTTCGGCGTATAATTTGAACCATGCTTGCCCTTCACCTCCGTCGCACCCTGGAACTGAACCACCGGCAGCAGCCCTTGGGCCTTTTCTGGGGCAGCTTCGTATTGGCTATGCAGGGTGTCAATCGCGGCCAGAACCGCGTTGGCGTTGGAACTGAACTCGCGGACAGTACGGTTGCCATCCAGCAGACGCATGGCGAAGCCTTGCTTCGGCTTGGCGGCGTTGCCTCGCTCATCCACCCCGTAATCCCCAACCGGGCAAGGCGGCAGAGGCTGGCCGATCTTCACCAGCGACCTTACGGGCGCCATGCCTGCCTTGAAGAACAGCCACCCAACTTGAATATTCTCCATATCCGCGACGAAGGCAGGCTGCTGGAAGGAAACATCTTCTTCCTGCTTCTCCCAGCGCCCATTCACCTCCACGCGCTGGCTATACTTCAGGCGCCCGGCCTTGGCGTTGTAGTTGACCAGGGGCAGGAAATCACCGCTCGCGGTTTCGCTGCCACCAATTGAAAGACCTAAACCCATCTAAATGCTCCAGATGTCTAAAAATGCGCCAAATTTGAACACGTTGGCGCTTCGTGTTTACATCCCGTAGATTTCCTTACGGGCTGCTTCTGCTGCGGGATCGGACCAGTAGAAACTATCTACATCCGGCACCAGCAAACTGATCAATTCATTCTTATCCGCCGAGATCGCCAGGAACCGGCGCAGCCGGTTGGCGATAGCCTGAAGGTGCGCCCAATGATCTTGGACCCCTTCAAGCTGATACACCGCCACCTTCTTTGGGCTGCAATACGCGAATCGGCAGATTTGGTTTGTATGGACAACGTACCCACTACCCTGCCGGGCATGGC